TTGTAAACTACTAAAAAATATAAAAAAAAAAAAAAAAATATAATAGATATTTTAAGAAAATTAATAAATAATGATAAAGAAAAAAATATAACAAATGAATATTATTACATAGATATATTACACGATACAAAAAATGATAATTATGAGATAAATATTTTGGCTGATTTTTTAAAAGGAGAAATGAATGATGAGAAATATAAAAAATTAAATTGCGTTTACGAAAGCAACAACTTAGGTAATTTTTTGGAAGAAAAACTCTTTTCTAAGAAAAAGAGTTTTGAAAATAAAAATAAGAAAACAATTTATTCAATTGATGATAATAAAACAATTGATGTAAAATATAAGGATGATGAAAATGAAGATGAAATTGGTGATAATAATGACGAACCTAAAACTCAAGAAGAATTGTTAGCAGAAAAATTAGGAGACTTTATAGATAATAATGGTAATAGAAAATTATTAATACAAAAATACAAAGATAATAATATTGAAATATTAAAGCATATTCAAAAAGAGGTTCCAGATTTATATAATTTAATAAAATTATGGTATGAGAATCTTGATAATAAAAATAAAAATAAAAAAATTACAGACCTTATAACAAAAATAGAAAGTGATATAACAAAAATAATGTCATCTGAAAACGCGAATTTTTATTCTTCTTTATTCAATAGTTTGAAAGAATTTGAAAGCAAAAAAACAGAAAAAAAAGGCGGTAAAAAACGCACAAATAAAGTAAAGAAATCAAAACGACGAAAATGGAGAAAAACGAAAAAAAATATATAATTTTTTATTTACACATACAAAATTATATTTTTATTTTTATTACTAATTTACTCAATATCTAATTATAATATAATTATTTTTTATGAAATACTGCCTTACCTTCTTTAAATACGCCTACTTCATCACCAACTTCTTCATCTTTTGTAATTTCATAAATAATTCCACTTATTTTATTGGATGTATAATATGATTTACCTTTGATTGTAACTTCTTCTACTTCTTCATCTTCTTCTTCCAGGGAACCTACTGTTCCCTCGGACGCACCCTCCCTTTCCTCAACTTCTTCTTCTTCTTCTTCAACTTCTTCTTCTTCAACTTCTTCTTCTTCAACTTCTTCTTCCTCAACTTCTTCTTCTTCAACTTCTTCTTCTTCAACTTCTTCCAGGGAACCTACTGTTCCCTCGGACGCACCCTCCCTTTCCTCAATTTCTTCTTCTTCAACTTCTTCTTCTTCAACTTCTTCTTCTTCAACTTCTTCTTCTTCAACTTCTTCTGAATTCAATTCATTTTTTAAATCTTTAATAATATTTTGCGCTTCTTCATTACTATCATCAAAACCATTATTTAAATCATTTTCATCTTCTTGTTCTAAATCATAAACAATATTTTCTTTTAAATTTACATTATCAATAAATACTACACTATCGGTATCATTTGCTAATGTATCACATAGGGTTGGTTCATCCAGTTTTTCTTCTTTAACTTTAACAATTGGAATAGTAATTGTATTATTACGTAATTCTAATTGTTGTTCACGCGTAGTTCCGATATTAACAGATAATTCATATAATATACTATTCAATGCTTTATTTTTATATTTCAAAATTTTATTTTTTTTTGTTAATTTTTTATTTTCTTTCATTAATTCTTGAACAATAGGTAATTCCACAATCATATCGTAATAAGTTTTATATTCAGCCATCGTTAATAATAATGTGATTTTATAATAATTATCATATTATTTTTATATTATTATTGAATTCAATTTTTTACGAAATTAATATTTTATTCCATTCAGGTGGGAATAAATCATTTATATTATGATTAATGCTAACGCCAAACCATTTATTTGGATAACATATAATTTTATCAGAATAGTCATTAAAATACGCACCCCACCAACTAAATGTACTATTTGCTATTATATTATGGTTACAACAACTCATTAATAATAGTTGTTTCCAATCGGGCAATTCATCGTCTACTTTGAAAAACGAAACATTTATAAATTTCTCTTTCAATTTGTTTATTATATCAGAAACAATTTCATTATCTTCTTTTTGACAAAAGTAAAATACGTTGTATTTTTTTCGTTCGTTTTTTTCTTTTTCAATGTCTTTTTCATTGTTAATAGATAATTGACATACATTTGTAGATATACTTATATTAGTTTTTTCGTCGTAGCCATTTTCTTCGTCATCATCATCATCATCATCTACTTTAATAAATGTTTTATTGAATTCAGAATTATCCATTTTACAAACATATTCAGAATTGTTATTTACAATAAAATCCAAAGATTTTTCATAATATTCATAAGGCATTAATGGATGACAATTTTGTATTTCTTTATAATCTCCTAATCTAAAATGCATGCTTATTTTATTGCTATAAGAAGAAAATAAAGGATTTTCTAATAATATATTTTCTTGTTGTCTTCTAAGGCGTATAAGAGAGAAAATACTATTTTTTTCATTATCAAAGTATTTATAACTCTGATAATATCCTAATAATAATAATTTATCATAACCTGATGGTGGTATTTCATTAAATTCAAAAGAGTATTCTTTATAACGAGCAAATATAGTTAACATATCATTTGTAAAATGAATGTTATTATCATAATAAGTATACATTTTTAATGTATTTAAAAAACTTTCCCAATAAGTATTTCTGATTGTTCCAGTATATAATTTATCGGCATATGGAAATATCAATTTGCGCTTATGTTTCATTGAATATGCGATTGTAGCAAATAATTGGAATAATTGGTTTCCTAATCCACCCATAAGAAAACATGAAACATATTTTGACATCGTTGTATAATATTTATTACAATATTATATTTATTATGTTTTCTATTATTTGTAATTTATCCAATTCTTTACTGGTATAATTATGTGTTCAATATTGTAAACATTGTAAGCATTTATGATAATAAAATATTATTTTAGATATATATATTATAATGTCATTTTACCCTTACATTGGTTATCCTTACAATAATTATCCTTATATTGGTTATTCATATAATGGTTACCCTTATTATGGATTATTTAATGATTACAAAATAAATGGGTTATTAAATGAATATGATGAATTGAATAAATTAGCTATAGAAAACCAAGAAATTTATATACAAAATATGCTAGATAATTATAACGATTGTAAACGCGATATAAATGGTAATATAATACCTTGTGTATTGCCGCCAATGGATTTATCGCGAAACAATATAACTAGAGAATATAATTATCAACCTCAATTTCCAACGCCTCCTCATTTATATCCACCATATAATTATCCACCACCGCCATTTCATTATCCTCCATATCATCATCCACCACCGCCATTTCATTATCCTCCATATCATCATCCACCACCGCCATTTCATTATCCTCCATATCATCATCCATTTCAACCATACAATAGAGAATTAAGTAATGAAGAAACATTTTTTTCGCAACATTAAAAATGTAATTTTGTAATTATAAATTGTCATTTATTATGCTATAATTATTAATTATTTAGAAAAATATACTGATTTATTATATAATTTACTATTATATAATAAATGTCCATACAACAAATTACTTTTACGACCGAACAAAAAAGTGAAATTACAAACTATATAAATGATTATCGTGCGAAACATCAGTCACCGCCAATAATATGGGATGATACAATTGCCAGTTTTTCGCAACAATGGGCCTATTATTTATTATCAAATAATTTATTTCAGCATAGCGGTTCAGCACTTTATGGTGAAAATTTGGCATATTTTGAAGGTTACGGTAGTGATATTATTACATTATTAAAAAAAGCTGTAGACAATTGGTATAATGAAATTTCATTGTATGATTTTAATAATCCTGGGTTTTCATCAGGAACAGGTCATTTTACTTGTTTGGTGTGGAAATCTACAACGCGTTTTGGTATGGGTTTATCTATTAATACAATTGGAAACAAAGTAGATATTGTAATGAATACTTCTCCGCCTGGAAATTATCAAGGACAATTTCAACAAAATGTACTGCCTCCTATAACGCCGGCTCCAGCACAAACTCCAGCACCAATACCAGCACCAACTCCAGCACCAATACCAGCACCAACTCCAGCACCAATACCTGCTCCAAATAATAAAAAAACAATTATAGTTGCTTTATATAATATAATAAATTTGATACAAACAAATCAGCCAAAGGTTAAAATAATATCTTCTATTTATGACCTTATAAAATTAGTAAATAATTTACCAATTGTATAATAAAAAAAGTATTATAATTATACAAAAAAATAGCAACTAAAATTATATAAAATATAAAGTATATTTTACAAATAAATAATATAAAAAACTATAGTTTATATAGTAAAATGAATAATTTATTAATAGTATTTATTTGTCATGATACAGAAAGTATGTCTAAAGTTATAGGATATAATTATAATATAATTTTAGTAGGGGATAAACAAATAAAAGATGAATATTTACAATATCCAAATTTGACTATTGCTCGTGATTTACAATATAATATTGAAGAGGAAAAAAATTTATTAACATTTACAGCATGGTATGCTATTATTAAAAACAATTTATTTTCAGAATACGAATACATTTGTCTATTGGAATACGATGTCGTGTTTTTAAAAAATTTTGAAGAAATATTATATCAATTGATAAATTCTAATGAACAATCCAAAATAATTTCATTTATTCTTGGGTCAGTGTCAGAATTTTATCATAACTTTGATTTAGATATTGTAAATACATATTTAATAAATAAAGGTATAAATATTGATGTAAATAATATTTTGAATGAAATAACATATTGGGTTTCTACTACAAATCATTGCGTTCATAGAAAAGTTATCAACGATTTTGTTGACTGGTATTACCCTTCTTGTTTAGATATTCAAAAAACAGAGAATAATAAAATTGCTTTTTATCATGAACGAATGTTTTTTATTTATTTATTTTATAAAAAAATTAGAACTCAACATATAGGTGGTTTATTAGACCATCTTTTTATGAATTCACACGGATATTATTAAGCCAATCCAAATTTATCTTTCATAATGCTTTTTTTACTAGGACCTTTTTGACGTTCACTTTCGCGTTTTACTTTGTATACTCCAGAAATATTTTGATTAGGTTGAGTTGTTCCACCATAAATATTCATAATAAAATCCTCATTATCTTCATGAAGTTCAGGTAAAATACGAGTTAAAGGTTTATCTATAACCAATAACATATGTTCCGTTTTTAATAATTTTCTATATTCTTGTATAGTTAAATTACCATAAAACTTATCCAATAAAAAATAAGGATTAGGAGCGGGTTTGATATTTTTTTTATAATCATATACCTTACTATATATTTGATTTAATAAATGGTATCTTTCAAACTTCGTAGAATCATCTAAATTTTCTTTCATTAAATATGCTACAGCACATTCAGGTCTACAGAATGAACCATAACCAAATATTTGGTCATCATTTTCATATTTTGGAATATAACATGAAGGATTATCATATTCGTAAGTACACCAAAAACAAGCTGATTTTTTATCTGGATTACTGTTTTTGTATAATTGTATCTTTAATCGTTTTAATTTACTATTAACATCTTTAATATTTATATCATCGTGTTCTTCATTATTAATCGGTAATTCATCGCATATTTTCATACTACATGAATGACAAATATTAGAAACACTTGATAAATTTTTTGGTTCAAACTCAGCGTAAGCATAATCCTTTTTTTCAATAGGTTTTTCAATAGAATTATTATTATCAAATGATGCAAAAATAGAATTATCATTATTGTATGTTAATATACTTGGTGGTATGGTTGGATTATAAATCATCGGGTCACTTACCATTTGTTTAATATTTGTATTGTGGTCATTTAAATCTTGCATGGAACATTTTAAATGTAATACAATATTCGCAACTGAATGGTTTAAATTTATGGAATCCTGTTTTTTTGTTACTAATTTGCCCCCTTTTGGTTTTCTGCCTCGTTTTTTTGGTAATTGTGGCTCTGTATTGTTTTGAAGTATTTGTTCATTTTCTTCTAATGTAATTGTAATATTAACTGTTTCTGTATTTGGATTATTTTGAGGTATTACCTTTCTCTTGCGACCACGCTTCTTCGGTAATGTTGGGTCTATAGTAGTCGTCGGATTCATATTTAAACGATGTTCAAATTATTGTAAATAATGATTAATCCTTTTTATATTGTTTACAAAATCGTTTTTCGGAGAATATAATATTATATTATATAAAAAATACATAAAGAATAAATATAGTAATATTATGAACACTCGTTCAAATTTGGTCTTATAGTGTAGTGGTTATCACTTCAGACTTTGAATCTGAAAACCTGAGTTCGAATCTAAGTAAGACCTTATATTTTTTTACTTATATATAATAAGTAAAAAAATGTAATAAATACAAAATATTATTATGATAAATATAAATAACATTGTCTACAAAGCGGTTTATAATTATTAGAACCAATAACAATTTGTGCGGTTTCTTTTGTAACTCTACAAGAAAACAACCCCTTTTTCCCATTACGGCAATTTGAACAAAATGCGGTCAATTTATTAACTTTATCACAATAAGGTATTAAATCTAATAATTCTCCAAATTTTTCTCGTTTAAAATCGCCATCTAAGCCACAAATATAAACAATTTTATTATGATTTTCAACCATATCAATTACAATTGATTTCAGATTTTTAAAGAATTGTCCTTCATTAATTAATATAACATCCGCGTTTCGTAAAATATGATAATAATCATTAATTGAATTAGGTTCATTCCATAATGTTTCAATATTATGAGATAGAATACAAGGAATCATTTTATGGTCGTGAGTAGATAACATTGAATCATGATATCGTTTATCTTCCGCATAGTTAATAACTGCGACATTTTTGCCAATATAAGAATAATTATTATGAATTTGTATGATTTGTGTAGTTTTACCGGAAAACATTGGCCCTAATATTAATTCTAAATAACCTTCTTGTTGTTGTTGTTGTTGAATAGTGTTTGACATATTTTCTTGAAAAGTAGACATTTATTATTTATATATATTTACAATAACTATTGTTCAATTTTTATATTTTTATTTTACAAATATAATATAAAAGTTTCATTACAATAATATTATTCATATTAAGATAAAATATATAATGTCTACTTCTAATAAAACCAGTATACCATGGGTAGAAAAATATAGACCCAATCATTTTGATAATATTGTTTTATCCAATATTAATCGCACAATATTCAAAAATATTATTGAAAAAGATTATTTCCCAAATTTATTATTTTATGGACCGCCCGGAACTGGAAAAACAACAACCATTATTAATTTAATAAATGAATATCAAAAAAAACATAATCAAACTAATAAAGGATCTATTATACATTTAAATGCTTCAGATGAAAGAGGAATTGATATAATCCGAAATCAAATATATCAATTTGTTAAATCAAAAAATTTATTTGAAAAAGGTTTGAAATTTGTAATATTAGATGAAGTAGATTATATGACTAAGAACGCTCAACAAGCTTTAAAATACTTATTACAATCTACTAATTATAATGTTCATTTTTGCTTAATATGTAATTATATTAGTAAAATAGACGAATCTTTAAAAAATGAATTTATATGTATTAGGTTTAATCAATTACCAAAACAAGAAATATACAAATTTATTAAAAATATTACGATTAATGAAAATTTAAATCTATCAGATGGTGTAATTGAAACTATACAAAATAACTATAATTCAGATATAAGAAGTATGATAAATTTTATACAATTAAATCAAAATGTAAACGATTGGGAAACAAATATTATTACAAATGAAGTATTAGAAGAATTACATAAACTATTGAATAAAAATATTGACACTACTTGTGAAATTACACAATTCATACACAATTTGAGCATTCAATATAATACTGATAAAAAAACAATAATAAATAAATATTTTAATTATGTTATACGATATAAACCAGAATTAATAACAAACCATTTTTTAACTATAATAGAGAATATTATGCATTCTACTGAAGACAATATAGAACATATAATGAATTATTTTTCATATCACTTAAATAATTATTATAGAGGTGAAACTTTTTTGTAACAAAGGGTTTTGTAACAAAGGGTTTGTTAAAATACAATAAAATATAATAAAATATAATAAGTTTCTATTTATAAAAAATTGAATTTAAAATAAATACATTTACCAATAAATATAAAGAAATATAGTTATACTTATAAATCAATCTATGGAACAAAATTCAGTAGATGATGAATGGGCGTGTTTCTTAAATAATGAAATACTTAATAAAAATAAATCATCAAGAAAATCAAACGCCAGTATTATTAATACCAATAATATCAACACAGGTATAGAAAAAGATTGTGTTGATAAAACTGATGGTTTAAATAATATTGTACTTAACGAAGTTCCTATTTGTGAAGATTTATATATATCTACAAAAACAAAGGTATTATTCTTGAATCAGTCAATAGATATTCATAAAGTATTTTGGAATATACCAGTAACTGAATATTGGATACCAAAAGCAGGAATTGTAAAAAAACAAATAAAAATTGTATCAAAAAATAGTGAAGAATTCAACGAATACCAAAAAAAATTAGAAGGAATAAATTATTATGTAGAAAATATTATTAAACAAATTGATAATCCAACCGCTCGTCGTATAAAATTCAAAGATGAACGAAAAATTACAATTGGCATTTCAAAAAAAGATATTATGAATTGTAGAGGAAAAGTAAAAAATGCGTTTTATAATTGTTTTGCTATGATTTTACGTTTTGATTATGAAGGTTCTTTCCGCGAAATACATGTAAAAGTATTTAACACTGGTAAATTAGAAATTCCAGGAATTTTAAATACAACATTATTAGATATAGTAAAAGGAATGATACTTGAATATGTACAACCATATGTTGATACACAATTAGACTTTATTGAAAACGATTCTGAAGATAATGTTTTAATAAATTCTAATTTCAATTGTGGATATTATATCAATCGTGAAAGGTTACATTCTATATTAAGAAGCGATAAATACCGTATTGAAAGTGCGTACGACCCATGTAGTTATCCAGGAGTTAAATGTAAATTTTATTTTAATAATGAATTAGGCTTTGATACAGAATTACAAAAAGGTCATGTTAGTGAAAATGACCGAAATATGAAAATGACTGAATTATGCGATAACAAAAAATATACAGAAGTGTCGTTTATGATATTTCGGACAGGAAGTTGTTTAATCGTTGGAAATTGTAGTGAAAAGATATTGAAATTTATATTTGAATTTATTAAAAATATATTAAATAATGAATATCATAATATAAATATTGTAAATAATGATGCCGAAACAAAAATAAAAAAAACCAAATTAAGAAAAAAACAAGTGTTGATGACACAAGAATATTTTAGCGAAAATTTTGATAATTGAGTGAGATTTTATAATACTTGTTATATAATATTTTTTTATCAAACTATTATATAAATTATATGCCAAAACAAAATAATAATAATCCAACAACTGAAATTGCAATAGTAGCAATTACTACACACGGTTGCATACAGGTATATAAAGATAAAAAACATGATATTTTTGAACCTATTAGAATGGATACTATTGCTGGTATGGAAGTAATTTCATTAAATGTAGTAACTCCAAGTGTACCAAATTTACTACCTACAGAAGTAGTAGATAGCGCTATTAAAATTGTAAAAGATGAAACAACGCCTGAAAAATTTAATAATTCTACTACTAAAGAAAATATGGTTAAATTAGTTGGAAAAATAAAAAATGAATTAAAAAAAAATGATACACAACCGCAAGAAGTTGAAAATGAATTTAAAAATAAAAATGCTGAATATACAAATGATGAAGAAATAGTTGCTTACAGACAACATATTGATTCAATGTACACTATCTATGATTACTCTACAAGATTTCCTTTAAATAAACAATTTTATAGAGCAAATAACGATACTCTTGGTAAAATGTACGATTGGAAAATTATATTGTTATCCGACGAAAATGAACCAGATTTAATGGAAGAGCTACATCATAATATTTCAGCATTAAGAACTACTAAAACGAGAAAAGAAAATAGTATTATTTATTTAAGTGATATAATAAATTATTTAAGAGAAAAAGGGAAAAAAAAAGTTATTATTGTAGATTTTTCATGTAGCGTAATACGCCGTGGCGAATATGGAGTTGAGCCATCTCAAGAACGATATATAAGATTACAAGAAGTTAGAAAGGGAGGCAAAACAAAACGTAAAAGAGTTAACCGAAAAAGAAATAAACACCAAAGAAGAAAATATACAAGAAAAAATAGAAAATAATAAAATTATATTATACACAAAATATAATTTTATACAAACAACCAATTAACTAAATTTTTTGTGCTTTCTTCGTGGAATTTTTCTTGGAATGTATCATTCTCCACATAAAATTTCATTAAAAAATATTCATTTTTATCATCTTCATTCAAACTCATTACTCTCTTAGTTCTCTCTATTTTATGTAATATCTCATTTAATAAATCTTCATATTTACTATAATTCATAGTTATTTTTTGTTGTATCATATCCAAATATGAATTTGTTAAGTCTAATGAATCTATGCGGTGTAAATACCGATGTAAAAATGTATCACAAATTTTAACTCGGTTCTCAAATGTTATATTATTATTGTTCCAAAAAAATAATGTCTTTGTAAAGGTTGATATTTTTTTTAGCAATTCTCTTAAATCTTTTTCGTCTAAAGTTAAGTCTTCATCGTTCAATGTCATTATATTAGAAATTGTTGTTGATGAATTATTATGTTCTCCATCATAAATATCAAAAATGGTTTTCTTATATACGAACAATATAGCATCAATATGATTTAAATTTTGTAATAAATCAGATTTATGTATTTGTTCCATATATTCCAAATAATAAAAATAACACTTTTGAGAATAATAATACGCATGGTCAATATTTTTATTTTTTATTAATATATATTCAAATACACGATGAATGGCGTTCATACCTATAAATAAACTATTATTAGGATTATTTATATTTTTTAGGGTTTCATTTTGATTCATTAAATCAAAATACTCTTTAATAATTAACGCAAATTTCAGTATTACTCTATTTTTGAAATATTTTGTGTTCGCCATCGTTTTTATATTATGATTATATTTTTTTTACAATATAATTATAATATTTTAGATTTTCTACCATTTCATATCAAATTCAATATTTTTGAACGATACTTTACCATAATAATAATTATTAATTGATAACAAACTATACAATAGATTTTTTGATTTTACTTCTTTGAATGTAACGCTACAATTTTTTAATATATAATTTTTAAATGTTGTTAAATCATTGTATTCACTATCGTCACTAACTATTGCTAGCCACCCTTGTTTATAACAATCATTGTAAATAATTTTGTTTGTATCTTCTTTTATACCACTACTTGAATACACAGCTATAAAAACACTATTCCCATTTGTTATTTTTTCACCAAAAAACCAATTATTGTTAATAAATTTTAATTCATTGTCAAAACCGCTCCAATTCAAATATACTTTTAAATCTAATTTACTTTTTGAAGTAGTATTTTTTATTAATTCACCTGGATTATACATTATCATAATGACATTTTCTTGCTGTTTTATACAAGGCAAATGACTATTTCCAATTGCTTCAGGTAAATCACCAAAAGTAGAAATTCTACCAGATTGGGTGAAAACGGGTATACCTCCCACATTTGCTACCCAAGGAAATTGTTGTGCTCCTAATTTTCCTCTATTATAATTATCTATAGATGTTAACGAATAATAATTATGATTATAAATATGATATTTAATATCACATAATGGAGAACCTCCAGTAAAATCACTGAAAGTTTTAGATGTTGATACAACCAATGGTTTTGGAATAATTTTTAATATTGTTTCATAAGGGTCTAATTTGAAATGTGCGTGACCCCATAAATTATAATCGTTGATTAATTTTATTGTATCATCTATATTTTCGCTATTAAAATAATTACCAGCGCTCCATTGAAATATTGTTCTATCTATTTGTGAAAGATTTTTATAAATTTTTTTGAATTCATCATCAGAATGACTTATTTTATAAACTTTGTCATATTTTGTATGATAATTTTTAATATAATCATCTGTGGGTTCAAATGATGTTGTAGCAAAAAAAGCCCCTGCTGGACTAATGTTTTTTTCTTTACAAAGTCCTGTTAATAAATATAGCAATTTATTACAATTGTTATCAACTGTTGATAATTTACAACGACTATAACAACGACCAGACGCACAATATAGCGTTCCATTTAAAATAATTACTTCAGCAAACTGTTGTAATATTAGTTCAATACATTTTTTCGCTTTATTTTTTATTTCAATATTGTTTGTAAAATCGTATATGTTTAATAAAGCATTAAGAGTATACATATTATAGACTTGTGATAAAAACTCATAGTAGTAATATTTTATTTTTGCATCTAAAAAGTTATGTATTAATTGGTCGCAATGGTCATGTACTATATTATTGTATTGGTTCCATAAATGCCAAGAAGATAAATAACAAATCATATGATTTTCACTCCAAAAACATTCAGAAGTTTCGTTTTTGGATAACCAAAATTGTTGTTCTTTAAATAATTCAAATAACGTATTAGATAATATTTGGGTTTGTTCAACAGTATTTTGTTTTGTCAAATACAATATTCTGATAAGTAATAACATTTCAAAATCATTGTCTTTTTTTGCTTCTTTATTTTTTATATAATCATTGATACAATTATTAAGAAGAACAGGATTCATAATTTCATTATCATACGCTTGTAATGCTAATGAATTTACATTAAAACTTTCTTTATTATTATTAATGTAAATGCGGCGGCGGGCTTCAAATGTACTCATTATACTTTATTATAATATAATTATTTTTACAAATTTTTTTGTTATGAGTATTATTTTTTAATTTTTAAATACTTTAGGCAAACTTGAAAAAATGGGAAAAAAATATATAAAAATCAAAATAAATTAATTTTTTAAAAATAGATTTAAAGTAAAAACGGAAATATAAAATATAATTTAATTCATATAAAAATGAGTAAAGTACCTTCTCAAACTGGTTCTGCGCAACCAACAAATTCGCAATCACAACCTTCTTATAGATTGCCAGAAACTACCACACTTACACACGCAGCAAAATTATCAATTGTTGAAGATAAACCAATTATGATGGATTATTGGACAAATTCTCTTAGTAAAACTGTTCTAATTGGCGTAAAAGATAATCAAGAGAAACTATTAGTAAAGAGTGAAGAAGAATATACAAGTCCAATTTCTAAAATTTACAAAGTTGGTAAAGAATATATTATTATGACTGAGAATTCTATTTATGTCGTTGATGTTGAAATACCAACAAAGCGTATTAGTTCTTAAATGATGAGAAAATATTTTTGTAAATGATTTAAAAAATCAATCAAATAATATGTAAAATAAACATGTTACATATTATTTTTCCAGCGTTATCCAGTTGGTTATATTTGAAAATATCAAAAAAATCTGTTCAAACAATATCACCAACATTTGTAAAATTTGTTTCAATAATACATAATACCTTTTTACATTTATTTAGTTCTTATGTATTTTGTAATTTATTATTGACATTTTATTTTAATGGTATAACTGCTGGAAGACAACTTTATTTTCAAATAGAATATGTTGATAAAATAGTTTTCTTATTTTATTTATCCAAGTATTATGAATATATAGATACTTGTTTGATATATGCTAAACAAAAAGAACCCATTTTTTTACAAAAATTCCATCATATGGGTGCTGTCTTCATATGGCATCTAGGATATATTTACAAATTTGATGGAATTGTATTTGCTACTTTATTGAATTCGGGAGTTCATAGCTTTATGTACTTATATTATTTATTAACGATTGTCAAAACACACTATATAGATATAAGCAAATTAAAAAAATACAAAATATATTTGACATCATTACAAATAGCGCAATTGGGTTATGGTTGTTTTGCGTTACCATATTATTATTATAATTTAGAAACTACCCAAAATAAAATAGTAATATGGATTTGTGATATTTATATTTTTATCTTAATTGTACTATTTTTTCAATTTATGATAAAGAGTTATTTTACTCGGAAAAATGATAAAAAAAGACATAGTGTATAATATTGTAAATAATATTTTATATTATATCTTAAATAAATTTGTAGCAATCATATGACTTGTATATTCATCATTGATTATATTTTCCAATAAATAATATTTGAATATTTTTCTATTTATAACATTTTCATAAATATTTTCATTTTGTGGTTCATAAATATCATATAAACGTAATATGCGAATAACTGGTGCTTGAAAATTTGGATCATTTTTCAACAATTTTATAAATTTTGCTGAAATATCATTGTTCATACCAATGAATCGCACTATTTCTTTAGTAATAAATTCTGGTTGTTCTTCATTATTTGTATTATTTATTATATAACCTTTTGTATTTATATAATAAATTTTGTTTTCTTTTAACTGATTATAATCCGTTATTAGTTTCATTTTGTTATATTATTATAATATTATATTATTATCTTATAAATGGTGAAGTAAATAACATCAATTTTTTTATAAAATATCTTTTAATGCGACTATTTGTTCAGTAGACAAAGTTTCAGGAAATTGTATAATAAATTCTATTATTAAATTACCTGTAGTGTTTTCTCGTGTCATTCCTAAATTAGGTACAACACGTTTATAATCAGGTTTAATAACAGTAGGATTATTCATATTATTCAAACATAATAATTTTCCATTTAAATGTGGAATATCAAAAGAGAACCCACATAATGCTTCTTTCAACGATAATTTCTTTTGTAAAAATAAATCTAACCCTTGTCGTTTAAAAATACTATTATTAGTGATTTTTACTTTTATATGTAAATCTCCTTTTAAGTTCTCATTAATGATATTTCCTTTTTCTTTTATAACCAAAGTATCGTTTTCATCAATTCCTGGTGGTATATTGATAATAACTGTTTCTATTTCATTAATTTTCATATTATTAATGACTGTCCATTTTTCTATTTCAACTGGTAAAGAAACTCCTTGGAAACATTGTTCTAATGTAATTTCAACTATTTGGTTAATAGGTGGTGGCGGTTGTGGTCTACTATTAAAATTGGTTGAAAATTCAGCATGAAACCCACCTGGACCATTATGGAATATTCTAACACCTGGCATTCCATGCATGCCATTCATTTCACCCATACTATGCATTTTATGAATTCCTCCAAAACCGCCTCCAAACATCATATTAAAAATATTATTAATATCATTAAATTCATCCATTCCTTGAAATGGGTTCATATTACCTTCTCCAAATTTTAGTTCATGGTCGTGTTGCTTTCTTTTTTCTGAATCACTTAAAATTTCATATGCCTCATTAATATATTGAAATTGTGTAGTAGCTTCTGGGTCAGGGTTTCTGTCTGGATGACATTTCAAAGACAATGTACGAAAAGCTTTTTTAATTTCAACATCACTAGCATTTTGTTCTACTCCAAGAATTTCGTAATAATTTTTCATTGTTATTAATATAAATACTAATAAAATATATTTATTAAATCATTTTTATTTGAATATATTTTTAACATAGTAAATAAACATAAACAATAAATATGAATATATTTATTTATGAATAATATAGAAAAGTATAAACAAAACGATTATAAAGAAATAATAAATGAAACCAGTACTACATTTATAAATAAATACAAACCTTATTATATTCAAGATTTTTATATTGAACCAAAATTAATTTCAGTTATAAAATTAATGTTTGAATTGAATAATTTAAATATTTTATTTGTAGGCAATTCTTGCTCTGGTAAAACCACATTGCTATATGCTTTGATAAGAGAATATTATGGTCTTAATAAAAATGATGTTATACCAGAAAACAATATTTTATTTATCAATAATCTGAAAGAACAAGGTATACATTATTTTCGCAATGAAATGAAGACATTTTGTCAATCGCATAGCAGTATTTTTGGAAAAAAAAAATTAGTAATTATAGACGATATTGATAATATCAACGAACAAAGCCAACAAGTATTCCGCAATTATATAGACAAATATAGTCATAATATACATTTTATATCTGTATGTTCAAATATTCAAAAAGTAATTGAAAGTATACAATCCAGATTACAAATTATAAAAATATCGCCACCAAGCAACGAGCAAATTAACAATATAATGAACAAAATAATTCAACAAGAAAATATAGTTATAGATGAAAAATCCAAAGAATATATATTATTGATTACAAATGGTTCTATTAGGAATATTATAAACTATTTAGAAAAAATGTATGTTTTAGGAGAACCAATAACCATTGAATTATGTAAAAAAATTTGTTCCAATATTTCATTCCAAGAATTTGAAAGTTATATTTCATTGTTAAAACAAAATAAATTAAACGAAGCGATAAAAATATTGTATGACATTTACGACTATGGATATTCGGTAATAGATATATTAGATTATTTTTTTTCCTTTGTAAAATTGACATCAATTGTAGATGAAGAAACAAAATATAGAATTATTCCATTCTTATGTAAATATATAACTATATTTCACAATATTCATGAAGATTGTATTGAATTAGCATTATTTACAAATAATTTATCTAATTTAATTTAGTAATATAATTGAAATAAATGATTATTAAAAAATTATTATATGATTATTTAGTAACCGGGGGTTATTCAAAAAAAATGACAAAACAAATTTTCAAAAACGCAGTTCCAAATAATCTTTTCTATTCATTTTTAGAAAAAATATGTTTAAAAACAGAAAAGTATTATTTGGTTGATATGAATGCTTTTAGAAAAATGTTATTCTATAATTATCATTCTGAATTTTGCGAAACAATCAAAAATTATTATCATTTATCTAAGCAATTTTATCTTGAACGAAAAATGACTTATAATTCATTTACTACCATATTAAGACAAATATGTAAAAATAATAATATAATGTTTACATCACAAATAAAGTATAATGAATCTAAATATAATATTGATTATTTAATTTACTTTTCATTAGAAAGGGGATAAATAAAATACAATTATACTATATATTTTTTATTATAATATGTTTAGCTCAAATAAGATGAACCAATATTTAATGATGTTTGGGATTGTAGTAATTTGTAGTTATATAGGTAATAGATTAAATCAAAGTTTTCAGAATAAAGATGAATATGATTTAATAAAAAAATATTTATTGAATGATTCGCCATTATACGGGTTTAATCGTCCAAAATTATGGATACATTCAAAATATGAAAAAAACGCGCGTAAATGGAAAGATTTTTATTCAAGAAATACTACTGATTTAAACCAACCTTATATACATTTGACTATTAAAACAATTATTAATCATTGTGGAAATGACTTTAATATTTGTTTAATTGATGACGATACATTTAGTAAATTAATACCTTCTTGGGATATTGATTTAACTAATGTAGCTGAACCTATGAAATCCCAATATAGAGAACTTGGTATGATGCAGTTATTATATTATTATGGGGGAATGGTTTTACCTAATTCTACAATATGTTTAAAAAATTTAAAAGAGTTTTATAATGAAGGTATTTTAGGAAATAAACCTTTTGTTTGCGAAAATATTAATAACACTATGAATTTATTAAAGCAAAAACAAAAATTATTATTTATACCAGATATTTCTTTTATGGGATCACCTAAAAACGATGAAACAATAAAAGAATTGATTGAATTTATGAAAAAAACATACAGCAGCCCTCATTTTTCAAGTGAAACTGATTTCTTAGGAGTTACTTCACAATGGTGTATTGAAGCAATACAACAAAATAAAATGAACTTAATACTAGGTCAACGAATTGGAGTAAAAACTCAAAATCGTAAACAAATACTATTGGAGAATTTAATGGAAGAAGATTATTTGGATTTATCAAATGATACTGTTGCTATTTATATTCCAAGAGAAGAAATATTAAATCGTCCAAAATATCAATGGTTTGCTGTTTTGAGTGGCGAAGAAATATTAAAATCCAATATGATAGTATCAAAATATTTACAGGCTTCTATTATTGATAGTACAAACGAATATCATGCTCCTACTGAAATGAAGAGTGTAGTAGCCATATAATATATTTATTATTGCTTTCATAATAAATATATTTTGTATAAAAAATTGAAATTTCGAAACAAATAATATTAGAAATAATAATAAACAATAGTTGATTATAATATTTACAAATGGAAAATACTATAATATTCTCAAAACCGAAGGTTAAACCAAAACTAAGAATAGTTGATAATATTATTCAATCCGCTACTAACTCATCAAAAAATAATAATGATATCAAAAATATGGAAGGATTACAATATTTATTAACTATACCAAATAATTCTATTGATTTAATCTTAACAGACCCGCCGTATATAATATCAAGAGATAGTGGGATGAATGAACACTATAATAATGTTAAATCAAATGAAGAAAATAACATTGAATTTGTAAAAACAGAACAAGACTGGGATATTTACAAGAGAGATAATAATATTACAGATGATGAAAATAAAGATAAATATATGAAATATGGTTCTATATATGGTAAAAAATATTGTGTAAAAACAGATTATGGTGATTGGGATAGTGAATTTACAATGGATATTTTGGAAAAATTTATTAATGAATATTATAAAAAATTAAAAAAAGGCGGAACATTGATTATATTTTTCGATTTATGGAAAATTTCTTATTTAAAAGAATTAATGGAAAAATATAAATTCAAACAAATACGATTTATAGAATGGATTAAAACAAATCCTCAACCAAGAAATAGTAAAATAAATTATTTAACCAATTGTAGAGAAATTGCGTTGATAGGTATTAAAGATAGCAACCCGACATTTAATAGTAGTTATGATAACGGAATTTATAATTATCCATTACAAGGTGGCAAACAACGGTTTCATCCAACCCAAAAAAGTTTACTATTATTTGAAGAGTTGATAAAAAAACATTCTAATGAAAACGACACAATTTTAGATACATTTTTAGGCGCGGGAACCACCGCAATCGCTTGTAAAAATACGAATAGAAAGTTCAAGGGTTGCGAAATTTCAAAAGAATATTATGACAAAATAATAGAAATTATGGAGACACAATAATTTTCCTTTTATTTATTTTCAACTTTATTTCATTTATTATTGGAATGGTATAAAGTGAATAATAACAAATTTTTTTATTAAATTCAATTGGGTCATACCAATAAGTATCATTTTTTGTAGTTATGTCATCTATTATAAATGCCTTTTTTTCCCACGGAAATTCAAAAGGAATTATTTTGTATTTTTGTAAATTTTTGGCTGAATATATTTTGTTATTTTTGATTTCATTTTTACATATTTGTCGTTTTTGTAAATTACAATGATTACATAATGGTTGAAAATCAGATATATCTTGTGAACTTATATCTAATACTTTATTATCGTTGTATAAATCATTTTTATGGTCAGTTATAATATCACTACTTGAGCCACAAGAAACACAACTATTTTTTTTTATTTCTATATCAATGTTTTTTTTGATTGGGCGTTTTGTTATGTTTAATCGTTTTGAATGAACAAAAATACCAATTATTCCTTTCATATTTTGGTTCTCTAATCTAAATTGATTTATCAAATCTTCTGGAACTATTATTTCAATATCGTTCTCAGAATTGATTTTTATTTTATTATTATATATAGAAATATAATTGAATTTTTTATTTGCCCATCTATCACCAATACCATTATTCCCCCAGTCTAATTTTTTATATTGTTTTATTTCATTCCTTGAAATAATTTCTGTAAAATTATTTGATAATCGTCTAACTATATTTTCCATACTATTCGTGTCATTATCTTGGTTTTCTTGGTTTTCTTGGTTTTCTTGGTTTTCTTGGTTTTCT